GCTCTTCCGATCTCTCATTCAGGGGTTTTTTTTCGATGGACCAGGAATTTCCGGGCGTGGTCGACCTTCTTGGCGACCCGATCCCGGCCAACTGGGGCAGGCGCGGGCGACCGGCGCATATCCCGACCGGCGAGAACCGCAACAAGATCAGGCTGTTGCTCGCCTTCGGCTGGTCCAACAAGCGGATCGCCCAGGCGCTGCGGGTCACCGGCGCCACGCTGCGCAAGCATTATTTTGCCGACCTGCGCCAGCGCGACGAGGCGCGCCCGGCGCTCGAGGCGGCGCGGATCTCCATGGTCTACAAGGCCGCTTCCTCCGGCAACGTCGGCGCCATGAAGGAGCTCGGCCGGCTGATCGAGAAGGACGAGCTCGACCGGATCCCGCGCCGGCCGCAGGCCTCCGCGCCGAAGCCGCCGAAGCTCGGCAAGAAGGACGAGGCGGATCTGGCGGCCATGTCGGGCCACGAGGGGACCGAATGGAGCGACCTGCTGAACTGACCGCGGCGCCGCCCGCCGCCTGGTCGTTCGCGTGCCCGGACTGGAAGGACAGGCTCAAGAGCGGCCGGTCGCTGGTGCCGGACCTGCCGCTCGACCGCCAGGCGGCCAACCGGGCGGTCGCCATCTTCAACAAGCTGCGGCTTCCCGACGTGGTGGGCAACCCGCCGCTCAAGAGCGCCGCCGGCGAGTGGCTCCGCGACATCGTCCGCGCGGTGTTCGGCTCGATCGAGACGGAGGAGGTCGACGACCCCAACGGCGCCGGCACGATCGAGCGGTCGGTGCGGCGCTGCCAGGAGGTGTTCGCCCTGGTGCCGAAGAAGAACTCCAAGACGACCGGCGGCGCGGCGATGATGCTGGTCGCGCTCCTGGTCAACGAGCGCCCGCGCGCCGAGTTCATCTTCATCGGGCCGACCCAGCAGATCGCCGACGAGGCCTTCCAGCAGGCTTCCGGCATGATCGACGCGGATCCCGAGGGCTACCTGCAGAAGCGCTTCCACGTCCAGGAGCACAAGAAGACGATCATCGACCGGCGCACCAAGGCGACGCTCCGGATCAAGACCTTCGACATGAAGGTGGTGACCGGCTCGAAGCCGGTGGGAATCCTGATCGACGAGCTGCACGTGCTGTCGAGCGTGTCCTACGCCACCCGGGTCCTGCGCCAGATCCGGGGCGGCATGATCGCCAACCGCGAGGCCTTCCTGATCATCATCACCACGCAGAGCGACCAGCGCCCGTCGGGCGTGTTCAAGGCCGAGCTGGGCTACGCCCGCGAGGTGCGTGACGGGGCGATCACGTCGGGGGTGCGCACGCTGCCGGTGCTCTACGAGTTTCCCGGGGAGATGCAGCTCGACCCCGCCAAGCCGTGGAACGATCCGCGCCACTGGCCGATGGTCCTGCCCAACCTGGGCCGGCCGTTCACCATAGGCGACCTGGTCGGTGATGCCGAGAACGAAGCGAAGAAGGGCGCGGAGCAGTTCCAGCTCTGGGCAAGCCAGCATCTCAACATCGAGATCGGCCTGGCGACCCACGGCGACCGCTGGCGCGGGGCGGACTACTGGGAGGCCGCGGCCGACGACACCATCACGCTCGACAGCCTGCTGGCACGGTCGGAAGTGGTGACCGTCGGCGTCGACGGCGGTGGCCTCGACGACCTGCTGGGGCTGGCCGTCCTCGGCCGCTGCCGGACCACGCGGGAGTGGCTGATGTGGAACCGGGCCTGGGTGCAGGACGACGTGCTGACCCTGCGCAAGGAGATCGCCGAGCGCCTCGAGGACTTCGCCCGCGACGGCGACCTGGTGCTGTGCAGCGAGCCGACGCAGGACGTCGAGGAACTCGCCGACATCATCGCGCGGATCAACGATGCCGGGCTGCTGCCCGAGCGCTTCGGCGTTGGCCTCGACCCCGTCGGCATCTCGGCGATCATCGACGCCCTTGCCGAGCGCGGCGTCGAGACCGAGGCTAACGGCGGCCCGGCTTGCGCGGTGGCGCAGGGCTACAAGCTGTCGGGCGCAGTATGGGGCCTGGAGCGCAAGCTCAAGGACGGCACGTTCTGGCACTCGGGGTCGGAGATGATGGCCTGGTGCGTCAGCAACGCCAAGACCGAGCAGCGCGGCAACGCGGTGCTGATCACCAAGGAGACCGCGGGCAAGGCGAAGATCGACCCGCTGATCGCCGGCTTCAACGCCTTCATGCTGATGAGCCGCGGGCCCATGGTCACGTCCTCCGGCTCGTATCTCGACGCGCAGGATCTCATCGTCCTGTGATCGCCCCGGTCGCTGAAAGGAACGGCAGAATGGAACACGTCTCCCGCGGCCTCGCCAGCCTGGCGACCGCACTGCCGTCGCTGATCCGCTCGCTCGCAGCCCTCGCCGGCGCCGGCGGCATCGCCTATGGCGCCTGGTTGTGGTCCGAGCCTCTCGGCTATGTCATCGGCGGCACGCTGGTGCTCGCCGGCGCGCTGCTCGACGCCATCGGTTCGAAGCGGACCTAGGCGCGATGCTCGGCAACATCGCAGCGGCCCTGGACCGCAAGGCGTCGGGCTCGACGACGCTCGGTCCGATCGAGGAGATGTGGTCGGGCCTGTGGGGCCGCCAGTCGAACGCCGGGGTGTCGGTCACCTGGGACTCGGCGCTGCGTGTCAGCACGGTCCACGGGTGCGTGATGCGGATCGCCGAAGGCACGTCGACGGTGCCCGTCAAGCTGCGCCAGAAACGCCCGGGCGACCGCGATGCCCGCCATGCTGTCGAGCACCCGCTCAACCGGCTGATCGAGACGGCGCCGAACGACCATCAGGATTCGCTCGGCTTCCGCGAGCAGGTGACGATCCATACCGCGCTGACCGGAAACGCCTACGTCTGGATCAACCGGGTGCGCGGCGCGATCGCCGAGCTGATCCCGTTCCAACCTGGCGAGTTCGTGCGGCTCGACCGCTCGAATCCGGCCGAGTGGGTGTACCACTTCCGCCTCGAGGGCGCCGGGCCGGTCGCCCTGCCGCAGCGCGAGGTCTGGCACCTGCGCGGACCGGCGTGGAAGAGCTGGGAGGGCATGGAGGCGGCGCGGGTCTATCGCGAGGCGATCGGGCTGTCGATCGCGGCCGAGGAGACCCAGGCGCGCCTGCACAGCAACGGCGCCCAGCCCGGCGGGCTGCTGTCGTTCGAGGGCAAGCTGAGCCCGGAGGCCATCGACCGCCTGAAGAGCCGGGCGGCGGACGGCATGGAGGGACTGCGCAACGCCTTCCGCACCCTGGTGCTCGACAACAACGCGACGTGGACGCCGTTCCAGATGAAGGGCGTCGACAACCAGCACCTGGAGACCCGGCGCTTCCAGGTCGAGGAGATCTGCCGCAACTTCGGCGTGCTGCCGATCATGGTCGGCCATGCGGACAAGGCCGCGACCTATGCCAGCGCCGAACAGATGTTCCTCGCCCACGTCGTCCACACGGTGCGGCCGTGGCACCGCCGGCTGGAATACTCGATGGACCATCAGCTGCTGTCGCGCGAGGAGATCGAGGAGGGCTACTACATCCGGTTCATCGATACCGAGCTGCTGCGCGGCGACCACGCGGCCCGCGCCGCCTACTACCGCGAGGGCATCGCCGCCGGCTGGATGCTACCCGAAGAGCCGCGCGGCTTCGAGGACATGACCTTCGTCGCCGGCCTCGACCGGCCCCGCATCCCGCTCAATACCGGGATCGTCGCCGAGGACGGGTCGATCGTCACGGCCTCGGCGCCCGCGCCGGCCACCGCCAAGGAGTGACAGATGGAACCGCTTCACCGCCTCAAGACCGAGCTCAAGTTCGCCAGCGCGGCGCCCGAGGGGACATTCTCCGGCTATGCGTCGGTGTTCGGCAACCGCGACTCCTACGGCGACGTCATCGACAAGGGCGCCTTCGACAAGACGCTGCGCGAGTGGGAGGCGCGCGGCAAGCTGCCGCCCATGCTGTTGCAGCATGGCGGCTTTCTCGGTCCGGTCGACGACCTGCTGCCGATCGGCAAGTGGACCGAGATGGCGGAGACCGGCAAGGGGCTCAAGGTCGAGGGCCAGCTGTTCGCGCTGGCCACCGAGCGCGGCCAGTACATCCACGAAGGGATGAAGGCCGGCGCCCTCGATGGCATCTCGATCGGCTTCAGGGCGCGGCGCTTCACGGTCGGCACCAAGACCGGCGAGCCACGCCGCCGGCTGCACGAGGTAGAGCTCGTCGAGGCCTCGATCGTCACCTTTCCGGCCAACGACAAGGCCCTTGTCAGCGACGTCAAGGCGGCGATCGACGACATCACCACTCTCTCCGACGCGGAGGCTTTCCTGCGAGAGGCAGGACCGGCGCCGTGGTCGAGGAAGGCGGCCCGGGACTTCGTCTCGCGGCTGGCACGGATCGCACGGCGCGAGGCCGGGGACGATCGCGACGCAACCGGCCTGCTCGAGCTGATCCGCTCGACCCGCAGGCAGATCATCCGGAACCCATAGGAGCACAGACATGCCCGAAATCAACGATGTGCTGGACGACGTCCAGCGCGAGGTCAAGCGCTTCGGCGAGGACGTGACCACGCTCAAGGCCTCGATGGAGAGGGACCTCAAGGCGGTCCGCGACCTGGCCGAGGAGGTCGGCAAGAAGGCGGTCGACGGCACCCAGATCAAGGCCGACATCGCGGCCCTGACCGCGGGCGTTGCCGAAAAGCACGCCGCGATCGAGCAGGCCGTCAAGGACCTGGAGGCCAAGGCGGTCGCCGCCACGGTGGACCGGCTCGACGACATCGAGAAGCGGGTGAACCGCTTCAGGCTCGGCGGCGGTCCGGCCGGAGACGAGGAGTTCAAGCTCGCCCGCGAGTTTGCCGAGACCCGGGCGGTGATCAACAAGACCCTCAAGCCGGGCGAGACCCTGGCCGACGACGCCGTGGACGTCGATGAGTACAAGGCCTACAGCGCCGCGCTGCGCCGGTCGCTGTCCAACCGCCGCGGCGAGAGCGGCCTGTCGGCCGAGGAGCAGAAGGCCATGTCGGCCGGCAGCGATCCGGACGGCGGCTATCTCATCACCCCGGCGATTTCCGCCCGGACCATGATGATCATCCGCGAGTCCTCGCCGATCCGCCAACTGGCGACGGTCGAATCCATCTCGACCGGCGAGCTGGCGATCCCGGTCGACGAGGACGAGGCCGGCGCCGAATGGGGCGGCGAGACTGAGACGCCGTCGACGACCACGACGCCGCAGGTCGGCGTGCAGACCGTGCCGGCCTCCGAGCTGCGGGCCAAGCCCAAGGCGACGCAGCAGTTCATCGAGGACGGCGGCGTCGACGTCGGTCAGTGGCTCGGCCGCAAGCTCGGCGAGAAGTTCGGCCGCACCGAGGCAACCGCCTTCGTCGCCGGCAACGGCGTGAAGAAGCCGCGCGGCATCCTGACCTATCCCGACGGCACGACGCGCGGCAAGATCGAGCAGGTGGTCTCCGGCCATGCCACGCTGGTGACCTTCGACGGCCTGATCAATCTGGTCACCGCGCTCAAGGGCTTCTACAAGGCCAATGCCAACTTCCTGATGAAGCGGACCACCGTCGGCGCCGTCATGCTGCTCAAGGACGGCAACGGGCAGTATCTGTGGCGGCCGAGCAACCAGGCGGGCCAGCCCGCGCTGCTGCTCGGCTATGCGGTCAACGAGGCCGAGGACATGGCAACGGTCGGGGCGGGCGCCCTGTCCATCGCCTTCGGCGATTTCATGGCCGGCTACACGGTCGTCGACCGGCTCGGCATGTCGGTCCTGGTCGATCCCTATTCGGCCAAGCCGTTCGTCGAATACTACACCCGCAGGCGGGTCGGTGGCGACGTGACCAACTTCGAGGCGATCAAGCTGCAGGTGATCGGCGCCTGATCGCGCATTCGCAGGCGTTCCCCGGGCACCGCCCGGGAGGCGCTCCCGTCATCCATATCCGGAGCAATCGACATGCTGAAAGACCTGATGAACAATATCGACCTCAAGCGGGGCGTCTCGCCCGCCGCGGCGGTCACCGACAACACCGCCTTCGTGTCGCAGATCCTCGACACAAGGGACTACCGGGCGGTGATGTACGCGATCCTGACCGGCTCGCTCGCCGACGTGGACGCGACCTTTGCCGTGCTGGTCGAGCACGGCGACGACAGCGGCCTTTCGGATGCCGCCGCCGTCCCCGACGACGATCTGCTCGGCACCGAGGCGCTGGCCGGCTTCACCTTCGCCGCCGACAACGCAATGCGCAAGATCGGCTATCGCGGCGGCAAGCGCTACGTCCGCGTCACCGTGACGCCGGCGGCCAACAGCGGCAACGCCTTCGTCGCCGGATGCTGGATCTGCGCGCCCAGGATCCTGCCCGCGGCCAATCCGCCGGCCTGACACGGCTGACCCCGCCGTGCCGGGCGGCCCGCGACCGGGCCGCCCGGCAGCCCCGCGACCAATCGATGTCTCACCCCGTGCCCCATGAAGGGGCTAGGCGCCCGCGCGCGCCGCAGCCAACGGAAAGGAAGATCCCATGTACCAGCCCAAGATCTATCGCAAGCAGGGCGGCAACGAGCTCGTCGTTGCCGCCGGCGGCATGATCACCGTCGAAGCCGGCGGCAAGATCGCTTCCGGCATCGTCGCGGTGCCCGATGCCGCGACCTACGCCGTTCTCCCCGCCGACAGCGGCAAGCCGCACATCATGCCGAATCTCACGGCGGACTGCGCCATCACGCTGCCGGCGCCCGCCGCCGGCCTCGATTACGAATTCATATACGGCGGCGTTGCCGCGGACGCGCAGGACTGGAATTTCGACACCGGCGCGGACGCCAACTTCTTCCTCGGCGGGCTGGCGCATCTCGACACCGACGCGGACGGGGCCGGCGACGAGGTCGTGCCCGTGGCGTCGGACGGCAACAGCAACTCGAAGCTCAATGTGCTCGTGCCGGATGTCGGCACGCGTGTCCGCATGTTGTGCGACGGCACGAACTGGTTTCTCGAGGGGACCGTCGTCGGGGCGACCGCGCCGACGTTCGCCGACCAGTAAGCGCCGCGCGCCGCGGCTCTGCAACCATGGCGCCCGCTCGCGCCGATGACGGAGGAACTCCGATGAAAGTCCATGTCCTGAAGCATTTCCCGTTCTCCCGCGACGGGATCGTCACGATCGAGGCGGTACCGCCGTCGGCGGACGTGCCTGACGCGCTGGTGGCCGGGCTGGAGGGGGCGGGGTATGTGCGCCGCGTCGCGCCGGGCGCGGGCGAAGACCGCTCTGCCGACCTCTTTCGGCGGGGGGAGGGCGAGGGCGCTTCCGGGCTTCCCGATGTTGAGCCGGAGGTAGCGGTGTCTCTGGACACGGCCACCGCGGCGCGCATGCTCCTCACCGCCGTCGCCGAAGGCATGACCGCGAAGGACCTGGCGAAGGCCGCGCGCGACGTCCTGCCGGGTCCGGTGCCGTCGCGCAAGGCGGATATCGTCGCTGCCCTCGAGGCGCTGGCCGGGTCGTGACCGGCATCCCCGGAGACCGCAGCCGGATCAGGCGGCGCGCGTTTCGCGCTGCCGGCCTCCATCTCGTGGAAGGGGTCCCGGTGCCGCTGCCCGCGCTCGCCATCGGCATGGCCGTCCGGCTCGCCAGCGGCGGTCCGGGGATGATTGTCGTCGATCTGGCGCCGGGCCGCGACATTACCGCCGCCTGGCGGTCCGGCGGCGTGGCCGTCGAGCACGCATTCCCCGCGGCCTGCCTGAGACCGGCCGCCGCCGCGCCGGCCCGCTAGAAGGAGCCGCCATGCTCGCACCCGTTCGCACCGTGGCGCCCTCCGGCGAGGTCGTGACCTGGGAGGAGGCCGACCAGCAACTGCGCCTCAACGCCGTCGAGGACGACCGGGTCTTTGTCGAGAGCCTGATCGCGGCGGCGACCGAGCTGCTCGACGGCCGCCGCGGCACGCTCGGCAAGGCGCTGCTGACCCAGACCTGGCTACAGGACTTTGCGAAGTTCGCCGGCTGTCTGCGCCTGCCTCTCGAACCGGTCGCCTCGGTCGCCTCGGTCACCTACTACGACGGCGACAACGTCTCGCAGACGCTCAGCGCCGACGTCTGGCGCCTGCTGGTCGATGCCGGCGGACCCTACCTCGCGCGCAAGCCCGACCAGGTGTGGCCCGCCACCTATGCCCGCGAGGACGCGGTGTCGGTGACCTTCGTCGCCGGCTACGGCGCCGCCGCCGCCGTGCCCAGGCCGATCCGCCAGGCGATCCTGCTCTATGTCGGCGCCTGGTACGAGAACCGCGAGGAACTGATCGTCGGCACGATCGTCACGCAACTGCCGCGCAACGTCGGCGCCGAGGCCCTGCTCGCGCCCTACCGCGACCCGCCGATCGCCTGAGACCCGTCCCCGCCTCGCATCCGGCACCGCGTCGTCGGCGACCGGGCGCGCCCCGGTCTTTGTCCCACCCTCATACGCCTCGAAGCAAAGGACCCCACCCATGGCAGACCTCGTCATCACCGCCGCCGCCGTCCTCGCCGCCGCCAGCGCCACCGTGGAGGCCGGCAAGGCCGGCGCCACCATCACCGCCGGCCAGCCGGTGTACCGCGACTCGGCCGACCAGAAATACAAGCTCTCCGATGCGGATTCCGCCACCGCCGCCGCCAAGGCGCCGCGCGGCATCGCGCTCAACGGCGGTTCGGACGGCCAGCCGCTGTCGATCATCAAGTCGGGCGACCTGACCATGAACGCGGTGCTGATCGCCGGCACGGCCTACTACCTCAGCCCGACGCCCGGCGGTATCGCCCCGCTTGCCGACGTGCTGTCCGGCGACGACGTGGTGCTGCTCGGCGTCGCCAAGTCGACCACCGTGCTCGCCGTCGACATCCAGATTCCGGGCGTCACGCTCTAGGCCGATGCGCGCCGGGCGTCTCAGGGACCGGGTCTCGTTCCAGGCCAAGCAGTCGACGCCGGACGGCGCCGGCGGCTCGACGGTGGGCTGGGTCGAGCAGTTCACCCGGTGGGGCCAGGTGATCGAGGACAAGGGCCGCGAGCGGGTCGAGGGCGGCCGGCTCGCCAGCCCGTTCTCCGCGGTGCTGTCGATCCGCTCGTCGACGCAGGCCCGCCAGATCACCACGGCGTGGCGCTGCGTGATCAAGGGCGAGGCGTGGAACATCCGCTCGATCGGCAACCCGGACCGGCGCAACCAGCGCCTCGAGCTGGTGATCGAGCGCGGGGTGGCGACGTGATGGCGGTTCTCTTCACCAAGATCACGGCCGAGATGGAGGAGTTCCATGACGCTGTCGCGCACGTGCAGGAGGTCCACGCAGCCTTGGCCAGGCGACATGGCGCCGCGTTTCGGAAGCTGGAGCGCACAATCGAGGATTGGCTCGAGGATCCTGCTGGCGGAATCGGAATGCACTGGCTGGACGGCGGCCGGGTGATGGTTGCCCCGGCCGGCCCGCTCACCGGGATCTTGAAGGAAGCCCGGCGCCTGGGGGTGCTCGCCTGATGGCCCGCAGCGTCGTCAGGCTCGAGCGCAAGAAGCAGCTCTTCGCCAAGCTGCGCCGCCTGGTGCCGGCGGTCGAGGGCGCGATCGACGTCGCCGCCAGCCAGTCGGCCAACGAGATGGTGGGTATCGCCCGCGGCTTCGCGCCCAAGCGCACGGGTACGCTCGCCCGGGCGGTTTATGCGCAGAAGGTTGCGGGCGCACTAATCGCGACATGGAAGGTTGCCGTCGACCAGGGCAAGGGGCCGACCGGCGTCGATGCCTTCTACGGATTCTTCGTCGAACTCGCCACGGTCGACACGCCGGCCCAGCCGTTCTTCTTCCCGGCCTACCGGCTGGTCGCAAAGCGCCACCGTGCCCGCGTGACGCGGGCGATCAACAAGGAAATCAAGCGACTGGCGGTGACGCGATGAGCGACGGATCGGCCGCCCTGCAGACCGCCCTCTACACGCTGCTCACCGGCGCGGATCCTGCCATCTGCGACGGCCGGATCTACGACGACGTGCCGCAGGAGCCGGTCTACCCGTTCGTCGAGATCGGCGACAGCCAGGCGATCGGCGACGACGTCACCTGCTCGGAAGGCAAGGACGAGTTCGTGACCCTGCACGTGTGGAGCCGGGAGCCGTCGAAGAAGGCGGTCAAGGACATCATCGGCCAGATCCACGCCCTGGTGCACGACGCCACGCTGGCCGTCGCCGGCCGCGCGTCGGCGCACGCCTGGGTGCGCGACAGCCGCACCCTCAACGACCCGGATGGGATCACCCGCCACGGCGTCGTCACCATCCGCGTCATCCACCACGCCTGACCCAAAGGAGATCGAGACCATGACACAGCAAAAGGGCCGCCTGCTGCTCATCAAGCGGGGCGACGGCGGCGGCACCGAAGCCTTCGCCACCGTGTGCGGCATCACTACCCGGTCGATCAGCGTCAACAACAACGAGGTCGACGTGACGGTGCCGGACTGCTCGACGCCGGGCGACAAGGTGCTGGCGAAGACGGCCTACGGCATCCAGACGCTCGAGGTCTCCGGCGAGGGCAAGTTCACCGACGAGGCCGCCCACAAGGCGGTCGCCAACGACGCGCTGAACCAGGCGACCGGCAACTACCAGGTCGTGGTGCCTGGCTGGGGCACGTTCACCGGCGCGGTGTTCATCGGCTCCTACGAGCTCTCCGGCGAGACCGAGGGCGACATGGACTTCTCGATCTCGCTGCGGCTCAACGACCACACCTTCGCCGCCGAATGAGCGCGGCCGTCAACACCGCCCGCGGCGAGGTCGGCGTCACCATCGGCGGCGAGGCGCTGACCCTGCTGGTTACGCCGGACGCGCTGTGCCGGTTCTCGGCGGCGATCGGCGCCGGGACGTTCCGCGATGTCGTGGGCAGGGCGATCGGCGGCGAGCCGGTGGCGGTGCGCGAGGGCCTGAAGGCCTTCGCCATCGCCGGCAATCACGAGAAGGCCTGGGCATCGGTCACCCTGCCGGAATTCGTGGTATTCGGCGGCGCCATGGCCGTGGCGCTGACCGCCCACATGGGGCCAGACCCGGGAAACGCACCCGGCGGGGGGACGCAGAGCCCAAGCCCCTCGCCGACGACATCCGCACCCTGAAACGCCACGCCTGCGGGGCGCTGGGCTGGCCGGCGCAGGCGTTCTGGCAGGCGTCGCTCACCGACATCACCGACGCGATCGCGGGCTTCGTCGACGCCAACTCGCCGGCGAAGATCACGCCGCCCAGCGAGGCCGAGATCGCCGCGCTGATGGCGCGCTACCCCGACACGCCCCCCACCTGACGACGGAGCAACCATGGCAACCGACATCGAACGCCTGACCGTGCTCATGGAGGCGAACACCAAGCAGTTCGCCAATGCCATGAAGAAGGTCGAGCGCGACGTCGACAAGGCGTTCAAGGGCGGCTCGCGCGGGGCGCGCGGCTTCGACCTGACGCTGGGCAAGGCCGCCTCGAGCGCGCGCATGCTCGCCGGCGCCTTCGGGGTGGGTTTCCTCGCCGGCGGCTTCGCCCAGTTGCCGAGCGTGCTGCGCCAGATCACGGCGGAGGCCTCCAAGGTGGTCGACGTCGCCGCCAAGGTCGGGCTGACCACCGACGCGCTGCAGGAGATGCGCTTCGCCGGCGACCAGACCGGGGTGGCGGTCAACCAGCTCGACGTCGCCATGCAGCGGTTCTCGCGGCGCATCGCGGAAGCCGCCGCCGGCACCGGCGTGCTCAAGGACGTGCTCGCCACCAACAACATCGCCCTGCGCAACCAGGACGGGTCGATCCGGCCGAACATCGACCTGCTGGGCGACTATGCCGACCTGATCAAGGGCGCGGCCAGCGAGCAGGACAAGCTGCGGCTGGCGTTCCTGGCTTTCGATACCGAAGGCGCGTCATTGGTCAATACGTTGAGGGAGGGCAAGGACGGGCTTGACGGCCTGCGCCAGGGCGCACGCGACGCCGCGGCGGTGATGGACGAGGAGCTGCTCAGGGCGGCCAAGGATGTCGACGACCGGTTCAACGCCCTGGTGGCGACGCTGGGGACCAAGGTGAAGTCGGCGACGATCACCGGAATCGTTGCGATGGACAACTACCGCAAGAGCGTCGACGATCTCGGCAAGTCGGCGAAGAAGCTTGTGGAGAGCCCCAGCTGGCGGAGCTTCGCCGAGTTCGCGCTGGGCAAGGAATACGCCGACGCGAAGTTCGGTCCGGAGTTCGGGATCACCGGGTTCAGCACCAACCGCGGCGCCGAACGATCGTCCATGGCGCTTCTCGGCCAGAAGCCGACCAACATCCCCGGCAAGCCGGATCCCGAGGCCGAGCGGCGCGCCAAGCAGATAGAGTCCGTCACCAAGGCGCTCGAATTCGAGGCGATGCAGCTTGCGCGCACGGGCGAGCAACAGGAGCTCTACAACTCGCTGCGCGCCGCCGGCACCACGCTCGACACCGAGGCCGGCTCCAACATCGCCCGGCTGGTCGGCCAGATCCAGGCGCACGAGGCCGCACTCGCCCAGGCCGCCGTGATGCAGCAGTATTTCGGGCAGGTGGCCGAGAACGTCTTCGACCGGCTGGTCGCGGGCGGCGAGAAGCTGACCGACGTGCTCGAGGACGTGGTCAAGCAGCTGGTGCTGGCGGCCGCCAAGGCGGCGATCTTCGGCGGCGGGCCGTTCGGCTCGCTGCTCGGCGGCGGCCTCGGCGGCGGCGCCGGCGGCGGCGGGCTCGGCTCGTTCTTCGGCTCGCTGTTCGGCGGTGCCAGGGCGGCGGGCGGCCCGGTCGAGGCCGGCAAGGCGTACCTGGTCGGCGAGCGCGGGCCGGAGCGGTTCGTTCCCAAACAGGACGGCTACATCCAGCCGAACGGCGCGGCGGCCATGTCGGCTGAGGTCCGGATCGAGGGCATCGATCCGCGCAAGCTCTACACCGGCGCGGCGCTGGAGGCGCTGGTCGACCAGCTCAAGGGCTTCCAGCGCCGCGGCGGCACGCTGGTGATCGCATGACCATCCTGCTCGGCCCCGGCCTGATCCTCAGCCGCCCGGCCCCGAGCGCCGTCGACGCCGACAACGGCGTGATCGGCCGCCACAACCTGGTGACCACGGCCAATATCAGCTCCGACACCGAGGCAACCGGCTTCGGCGTCACCAACCTCGCCAACCCGCTGACCAACCTGCTGTGGCGCGGATCGGCGGCGGCCGAGGAATTGGTGACCATGACCGACACCGGCGACGTCGGCGTCGACTATGCCGCGGTCGCCCGGCACAATTTCGGGTCCGCGGGCATCGCCGTCTCGGTGGAGACGACCGCCGACGGCACGACGTGGGCCGAAGTCGTCGCCCCGGTGATCCCGCCCGACGACAGCCCGCTGCTGCTGCGGTTCGCCAAGGCGGCGGTGCTGGGGGTGCGGCTGCGGCTGGCCGCAGGCAGCGCAGCGCCTGAGGCCGCCGTCCTCTACGTCGGCGCGCTGACCGTCGTGGAGAAGCGCCACTGGGTGGGCGTGAGCCCGGTCACCTTCGCCCGGGTGCCCAACATCGTCACCGGCCAGTCGGTCAACGGCCAGTTCACCGGCTCGATCGAGGTCGGCGGCACCCTGCGCACGCGGCTGTCGCTCACCCTGATGACGCCGGAGTGGTACCGCGCAGAGCTCGATGCGCTGTTCCGGTCGCCGCGGCGGCCGTTCTTCTGGTGGTGGCGCCCGGGCGAGTATCCGCACGAGGGCGGCTACGCGGTGGTGCTCGGCAACCCGGTGCCGGTCAACGCCCTGGTCAACCGGCTGATGGCGATCGACATCGATATCGCGGCGGTGACCTGAGATGGCGACCTCGGCGATCGCCCGGGTGGTGCAGTATGTCGAGATCGACCTCGACGACGCCTGCTCGCTGACCTACGGGGTGGCGCCGTGCGTGGCGACGCTGACCGGCGAGGCGCCGACCGGCACGTTCAAGTGCTTCAATTCCCGCAAGACCTGCCAGGACATCGCCAACTTCGCCGCGGTGGGCAAGACCCTGCGCTTCGCGGTGGCGGCGCCATGGCTGGACAGCGCAATTGTTGCCACCCCGTCGATCGTGGCGATCGAGATCGAACCCGGCCGCATCTCGCTGGGCGGCGATCTCGGCATCCGCACCAGCGTGCGAATCATCTTCGAGGACCATCCGTGGCCGGATCCGGGCGATGATTACGACAAGTATCCGGGCGACCGGTCCTACGACCCGCTCGCCCAGGGCACGTTCTGGGGCAAGTTCCGCGCCCGCCACCCGTTCCTGCAGGGCCGGGACCTGCGGCTCTACCACGGCGAGGCCGGCCAGGCGCTGGCGGCGATGGAGGAACGCCACTACGTCATCGAGTCCCTGGACGGGCCGCTGCCCGACGGCACCTTCGTCCTCGAGGCGGTCGACCCGCTGAAGGAGGCCGACGGCGACCGCGTCCAGGTCCCGGCCCTGTCGGCGGGCTTCATCGGCGGCGCGGGCATCGATGACGTCGACACCGCCGCGACGCTCTCCCCGGCCGGGATCGGCGATACCGGCTATCCGGCGAGCGGATGGGTCAAGATCGGCGGGCGCGAGGTGTGCTCGTTCACCCGGACGGCCGACGCCCTGACCGTCGTACGAGGCCAGAAAAACACCGCCGCCGTCGCCCACGACGCCGGCGAGCACGTCCAGCTGTGCCGGGTCTACGACGGCGTCGACCCGGCGAACATCATCCAGGACGTGCTGGTCAACGACGTCGGCCTGCCGTCGGCGTATATCGGCATCGCCGCCTGGACGGCGGAGACCGAGGCTCATTTCAACCGGGTGCTGACCTACTTCGTGGCCACGCCGGTCGCGGCGAAGGACTTCCTCGGCGAGGTGATCGCCACGGCGGGGCTCGCCCTGTGGTGGTCGGACCTCGGCAAGGCGATCGGGCTGCAGGTGCTGCGCGCCGTCGGCACCGAGGCCGCGACATTCGGCGAGGATGCGGTCCTTGCCGGCACCCTCGCCGTGCGCGAGCAGCCCGAGACGCGGCTGACCGAGGTGCAGGTCTATTTCGGGCAGATCGACCCGACCAAGCCGGTGACCGACGAGGACAACTACGCGCTGGTCGAGCCGGTGTCCGACGCGGACGCGGAGACCGAATATGGCTCCGCCGCGATCCGCAAGATCTTTGCCCGCGGCATCCCGGCGGCCGGCCGGGCGACGGCGACCCGGCTCGGCAACCTGCTGCTCAGCCGCTACCGCGACCCGCCGCGGCGGATCAACTTCGAGATCCTGCGCCCCGGCGCCTCGGCGCTGGCACTGGCCGGCGGCTACAAGATGAGCTCGTGGCTCATGCAGGATGCGCAGGGTGCAGCCTCCCCGGCGGCGATCCAGGTGACCCGGCTGGCGCCGGGCGCGGAGACGGTGGCGATCGAGGCCGAGGAAATGAACTTCGTCGCCGGCGCCGACCTCGAGCCCGGGGTGGTGTCGTTCGACATCAACCAAAACAACGTCAACTTGCGGACCGTGCACGACACGGTCTACGGCGCGCCGGTGGCCGGCGACACCGTGACGGCGCGCATCGTGGCGGGCGTGATCATCGGCTCGGACTCGACCGCGCTGAACAGCTTCGAGGTCGGCGACTGGCCAAAGGACGAGACGACGGGGGACACGACTGACACCAGCGCGGTGATCACTAACCTGGCCGACACATCGGGCTACACCGCCGGCATGTTCGTCCGCGGCACCGGAATCCCCAACGGGTCGAAGATCCTGACCGTCGACGGCGCCGACCAGGTCACGCTCGACACCAACGCCACGGCCTCCGGGTCCGGGGTGGCGATCACCGTTTACCTCATCATCATCACCGTCGAGCTGCCGGGGCGCATCCAGGGCAGGGGCGGCGACGGTCCCTCCGGCGGCGGCGGCGGCGGGGGCAATCCCGGTCTTCCGGGCACGCCCGGCGGGCCGGCTCTACATACCCGATACCCGATAAATCTCGTATCGGCATCCGGCGAGATCTTCGGCGGCGGCGGCAGCGGCGGCAGTGGCGCCGCCAAAGCCATCGGCGACACCGTTGGCGGCGGCGGCGCTGGCGGCGGCTCGGGGACGGGGCCGGGGACGGCGGGCTTGGGCGGTGCCGGGGCGACCCCGGGCAACAGCGGATCACCAGGTACCGCCGACACAGGGGGCGCGGGCGGACCACCTATCTCAACCGCGGGCTACGGCGGCGATGGGGGTGATCCGGGCAACGCGGGGACCGCCGGCGGTGCATCATTCGGCAACCCGGGCGGCGCCGCTGGTGTGGCCGGCGCCGCCATCGACGGCGTCAGCTACGTGCTCCACGACGGCACGCCGGGCGACATCCGCGGAACCGAGATCAACTGAGGATCATCCGACATGACGCTCGCAGCCCACCCGGTCTACGCGACCGACACCGCCGGCAACGCACTCAGCGGGGCCAAGGTCGAAATGCGCCGTTGGCTCGGCAACGCGCTGGCGACGCTCTACGCCGACCCGGCCGGCTCATCCTCGCTGGGCAGCCAGGCGACCACCGACGCCGACGGCTACAAGCTCGTCTACGTGCCGCCGGGGCGCTACAACCGGCGGGTGTTCACCGGATCTTCCGAGGCCCCGACCACCGAGCAGACCGACGTGGTCGAGGTCGCCTTGGGCTCGCCGATCACGGGGCTCAGCCCCCAGGGCGACTGGGACGCCATCACCACCTTCTCGATCAACGACATGGTCAACCACGCCGACGGCGGGGCGACCTACACGTTCGTCTCCATCGTCGACGACAACCTCAACAACGAGCCCGACGTCGCCACCCCGGCGTCCACCGCCTCGTGGATGCTGCTGCCGACGACGGCCGGCGCCGACGGGGTCGAGGGCTACCTGCAGGCGTTCTCGACCGCGACCGCCGACGCCGACCCGGGTCCCGGCACGTTCCGGCTCAACCATGCCACCATCGCGTCGGCCACGGCGGCCTATCTCGACAACCTCGAGCAGGGCGGCGGCGACTTCTCGGCCGAAATCGACACCTGGGACGATTCGACCTCGACCATCAAGGGCCGGCTGATCCTGCGCTCGACGGCGAGCCCCGGCACCTTCGCGGCCTTCGACGTCACCGGCTCGATCACCGATGGCTCGGGCTACCGCAAGGCGACCATCGCCCATGTCGCCGGCAACGGCACCTTTGCCGACGGCGAGGTGTTCGCGATCCAGTTCATCCCCAGGGGCGACAAGGGCGACGCGGGCGACCAGGGCGACCCGGGGGCGGCGGGTGCCGACGGGGCCGACGGCACCGACCCGGGCATGATGCAGGTGTTCGACGGGGCCTCCCAGGCCGACGCCGACCCGGGTCCCGGCACGTTCCACCTCAACCATGCCACCGTCGCCAGCGCGACCGAAGGCTATTTCGACAACCTGGAGAACGGCGGCGGCGACATCTCGGCCTGGCTCGACACGTTCGACGACTCGACCAACACGGTGCGCGGCCAGGTGATCCTGCGCGACACGACCGACCCGACGATCTTCGCGGTGTTCAACGTCACCGGCACGGTCACCGACGGCACCGGCTACCGCAAGGTGACGCTCGCCTACGTCGCGCCGGTCGGCGGCGTCGTCTTCACCGATGCCCGGGTGTTCTCGGTGCAGTTCTCGCGCGCCGGCAACAAGGGCGCCGACGGGGCGGGGACCGGCGACATGCTGGCCGCGACCTACGACGCCGCGACCGTCGCCGAGCAGCTCGTCGGCCTCACCGCCACCCAGACCCTGACCAACAAGACCCTGACCCAGCCGACGCTGGTGCTCAAGCAGGGCGCGGGCCCGACGCCGACCGCCGAGGGCGATCTCCAGTGGGACACCGACGACGACAAGCTCATGGTCGGCGACGGCGCCGGCCAGAAGGCGTTCTCCGACGATTCCAAGGTCGCCTTGCTCGGCGTCGAAGGCCAGGCGCTCACCGGCGGCTTCGCCGTGACCGCCAAGGATCTCGGCACCGTCACCACCGGCACCCTCACGCTCGATGCCGGCGACCGGGCCCACCAGAAGTATGTCAACAACGGCGCCCACACCCTGGCGCCGGGCACGGTCAAGGGCTCGGGGCGCATCCTGATCACCAACGACGCGTCGGCCGGGGCGATCACGCTCTCCGGCTGGACGGTGACCGGCGGCGACGCCTTCACCACCACCGACACCCACAAGTTCCTGTGCGGGTTCGACGTCACCGATGTCGGCTCCTATCTCAACGTCAAGGCCATGCAATGACCCGTCTCGCCCTCGTCGAGCTCGCCACCGGCACGGTGGTCACGGTGTTCCCCGCCAGCCGCGGCCGCGTCGCCTATCCGGGCGGCGAAGTGTCGCCCCCGGTCGCCGGCTGGCGCGGCGGCGGGGCGCTCACCTACGTGCCGACGCTGTGCGATGCCGGGACGCGGCTGCCGATCGAGGGCGAGCCGGAGAACGGCCAGGCGACCATCATCCGCGACATCGCCGAGACCGGTCCGGCGCGCTACGTCATCGCCCCGGTGAAGGACGGCAAGGTTGCCGCGGGCCGGATCGCCACCGGCGCGGCGCCGTCGTTCGGCTACGACGCGGGCGCCGAGCTGGTCACCGAGACGATCCCGTCGAAGGTCTATCCGCTCGCCGAGGCCAGGGCGGCGCTGGTCGCCAGGGTCAAGGCCGATGCGCACACGCGAATCGTCGCCATCTGCCCGGAATGGCGCCAGCGCAACCTCACCGCCCGCGCGGTGCTGCTCGCCGACAAGGGCCGGGCCAACTGGACGGCGGACGAGCTGGCGGCGTGGGACGCCGGCAGGGCGCTGTGGGACCGGGTCGCCGCGATCAGGACCGCATCGGACGCGATCGAGGCGCAGATCGGGGCCGCGACCACCCACGGCGGCGCGCAGGCGGCCTACCAGGCCGGGGAGTGGCCGGAATGATCCCGCCGATTCTGGCGTTCCTGGGCGTCGGCCTACCGGCGCATGATCGCACACCGGCCAGGACCAGGCCGAAACGGGGCGCGATTGCCGTCGTCGCCGCGCTCGTCCTCGGCGGGCTTGCGTTCGTCGGCACCGATGATCTCGACCTGCAGATGTCGGATCCGGTGCCGCCGATGTTCTGGGAGTCCGGCTTCATCGTCGCCACGGGCGGGTCGGTCGCCGAGGATGGTGATTACAAGGTCCACACGTTCAACTCGTCCGACACGTTTGAGGTCACAGACGGGTCAGGCGATGTCGAGTATCTGGTCGTTGCCGGGGGTGGCGGTGGCGGCAGCATCGGCGGCGGTAGTGCTGGCGGCTACCTGACCGGGACGGTGGCGCGGGGGGTTGGCTCCTACACCGTGACGGTTGGTGGTGGTGGCGCCGGTGCGACGTCTGGCGCCGTGCAAGG